TCCATAGGGTTCCCACACTCGGTGAAATACACGATAAACATGGTTCTACTCCTCTCCCGTTTGACGGGCGTTAAAAAAGCCCCGCACAATGCGGAGCTATTCGCGCAAGGCGCGCTTGGAGGAGATCTCCACGTGGAGATCTCTACCAGCCGAGCCTACGGCAAAAGGTCTAAAGTTTCGAGGGCTTTGGCATATCGGGCAATCTGCCCGGAGAAATCTTGCTCCTCGTCAAGGTGCGGAAACTCCTTAAGAAGGAATTTGGTAGACGCCTGCCCGTTGACAAGAGCCCGCATAAGGTCGTGTTTGTTCAAACCGAGAAACAGGTCCATGGTTATACTCCTCTCCCGCTTAGCGGGCGTTAGGCGTGAACGCTATTGTAGCGCGCACTTGGAAAATACCGAAAAAACGTGGTTTATTTCAAGAGGCCCGCCTGTGCGAATGCTTCACCCATGGCGGTTTTCGGATATTCTACGGGCGCAGATGGCTCGGGCGTAAACACTTCGATGGTTTCGATATTCATTTCGAAGGCGAACTCCCCCGTGGCGAATTGCTTTTGAGGAGATCCACACGTGACACCTATCTTCCTGAGATCGGCGCGGCAATCGTGGGCTGACTTGGAATCCCGGAAAAAGGCGACGGCATTATCGACACGGCCGTCATAGTGAGAGATCACAGATCTCCATTCATTGGAGTCGTGAACATGGCTCAATACACGCCGCATGTATCCCGGCATATATGGCGGGATCCCCGAGGGGAAAGGTTCCACGTGATCGACGGGACCCGACAAGATCTGATTGTGCACCCGATCCCGTGCCTTGAGAGCTTGCGCGCCCTTCACCGCCCGTGTATACGCCGCGACCCACGTGTCACGTTTCCGGCCTTGTTTGTGCGGAAGAGGAGGTGTATTTCGCGGGCAAACCCCCAATTTCAGCCCCTCCTCAAAAAACTCACACACCCCCAATTTCTTTCGCGTTAATTGAAGGGCGGTCCACGAATCCAAACCCCCGCGAAGTTTCTCAGAGTAAAAACTAATGTGATCGATCATTGTTCGATTCCTTTCGTGCGCAATCCACCCAGCGTAAAGGCGCAGCTATCGCGCCAGCAAGAAACAAGAAACACCCGGTAATCAACCCTGAAATTCTTCACTCCCGAAAACAGCGAGCAGCTTATAATCCCCTTCCTCGGGCAGGCACGGATCGTGCGAAAAGTTAGGTATCGTATCCTTGAACACCCCCGAAAATTTTCCGGTATCAATTTTACGCGAGAACAATATTGTAATCATGATTAAATTCCTTTCTTGACATGTCAAGATTTACGCGGGCACAAACACGGGCAGCGCGTACGCACATGCGCACGCGCGAGGTACCGGCTCTCGGAATGAGCCGAGAGCCGGTATATATTGTAGGCTATTTTTTAGCCTTATGCATGTATACGCCTTTTATCCAATCGGTGCAATCTTTCTCAAAATCAGGGTGAAGAATGTTCCACTGATACGAAAAATTTTTAAATTCAGCACAAGAGCGGTGAAAATCATACATAAGCACTTCCCGATTATCGTTAAAATCGGGAAGGGGCAAGGTGTCCAAAGGGGCAAATTTTGCCGTATTGAACAGCATAGCAGCGATAACTTTTTCGCGATAATTCACGGTATTAGTCCCTCATAGGTTAGAGTTTACCGGCTCTCGGAATGAGCCGAGAGCCGGTATGTATTGCGGTTTACTTCCCGGTCAGTTCCGCCAAACGAGCTTGAACCAACTGTTCAATCCGGGCAGACTCGGATTGTCTGGATTCGACACGCTCAGATTCGACCAACTGGTCGATACGATTCTGCGCAAGTTTGTTCCGGCTTGCCGTGAGAGTGCGCAGGTTATCTTTGACGGTCGCGAAATTGAGCTTGCCGTCAAATTCAGCATTGCGAAATACGTCAAGCTTGTCTACAGCCGGGACTAATGGTTTATCGCGGAACGTCATTGCGGCGAGTGCCTTGCACTCACGTTGCAATGGCTTGTAGAAGGCGTTGTATTTGGTAGTCTCGGCACGTTCATCGGCGGTCACTTTGCCGGTGTATTGCACCAAATTGTACGCCGCGCGCAATTCGACCCATGCGGCTTTTTTCGCCGCTGCTACAGTCTTAGCGTTGTACAACGCGGGATAGAAGTAAGCGCGTACCGTATCTGCCGCGCTTGCCGTCTTCTCTTTCAACGCCGCGGTATCAGTGCCGATATTATCGGCGTCACTCTTGTCAATCTTGTTTGGGAGTCCGAACCAGTCCATGATAACCATCCTTCCATCTTGACTTGTCAAGATTTTACGTTTTGGCACGGATCTTGCTTCACCTCGCGCGACAGGCGCAAGGTGCATCGGCAGAATCCGGCTTGTATGCTTCAATTGTCTAACTCTTACAATCCAAGTATACCATGCCCTATGCCCCATGTCAAGGGATTTAAAAATTATTTTTATCCTTTTACCAGGTAAACGTTTAAAGTCTAACAATCCCAATTTGATTGTGCCAATCATATATAGCCTCGCCTCGCCTCGCCTCGCCTCGCCTCGCCTCGCCTCGCCTCGCCTCGCCTCGCCTCGCCTCGCCTCGCCTCGCCTCGCCTCGCCTCGCCTCGCCTCGCCTCGCCTCGCCTCGCCTCGCCTTCCGTTTAAAGCATAGTTAAGATCAACTAATCTTTACTACGCCCGCTAGCCCGCTAGCCCGCTAGCTTATTATATTATTATATTACTACTAGTGTGGTACACTAGTAGGGGAGGGTAATAGTGTACTAGGACCCTAGTACAGTGAAAGTGCGCCATTTGATACACTCTGATTCCCCGCCAAGCAAAACTGGATCTCGACAAACTGGATCTCGACAAACTGGATCTAGACAAACTGGATCTCGACACTCTGATTCCCCGCCAAGCAAATCTGGATCTCGTCAAACTGGATCTCGACAAACTGAGTTGCACTAGAATGATTCCCCGCCAAGCAAAACTGGATCTCGACAAACACGACAAACACGACAAACAAGATCAAGGTGATCGAATGCGATATATAACTACAGTGTATTATATGGTAGAAGGAGCACTATAATGAGATTTACTTTCGTGCGCGCGCAAGACGAGAAAGATCGTTGCGCGAAGTCAAATTGCCCTTATGAAAAGGTGGAACACACTGATTTCTGCCCAAGACACGGGGCGAACAAACAGCTTGAAAAGAAGGCCAAAGAAATGGGTTATCAGTTCAAACTAGAGCGCGTAAGGAATCGTCTTGATCTTCTTGTAGCCGATCCAAAGCGTTACCGTTTGGACGAGGAACTCGGCTTGATGCGTATAACGCTTGAAGACACAATCAACGCCATAACTACGCGCGCCGAAGATAAAGAATACGCTCTATTCGCGGCATCCGATACGATCCGCAACCTAGTAAACACGATCGAGAAACTCGCACAAACGTGCGTAACTCAAAGTCGTAGCCTTGGCCTGCTAATGACCGCTGACGAAGTCCTGGAACAGGTACAGAAGATCATCGATGTCATAGCAGAGGAACTCGACGATGAAGAAACCGTTATCCGCATTGCCGACAGAATCTCTGTCGTCCTTGGTATCGAAGGGCCTGAGATCCAAAGCAACGGGTCGCCCATCAAACTGGGTCTCACAGCACCGACGGATCGAGAATCCGAAGAATAAACAGGAAGTTATCAACTGGCGTTTCGATCTGCACCCGTGGACTCGCGAAATGCTCGATTGTAAAGATCGGCATTGGGCCAGTCAGAAGGCGGCACAGATGGGCATAAGTGAGGTTCTCCTCAACTTCGCCCTCTATGCCGTGGATAAGCTACGAACACCAGTATTATATGGCCTCCCCAGCGAACGTCCAGATGCACGGGACTTCGCGATCACCCGGTTTGACCCGGCCATACTGCTCTCCCCGCACCTCCAAGCCGTGTTCTCCGGCTCCTCCTCCAATGCAGTCAAAATGGCCGGGTCAATCCCTCTCTACTTTCGTGGTAGCCGTGGCGCAGCATCATTTCACTCCATCCCCGTTGGCGCACTCATCCTTGACGAAGTCGACAAGATGGAAGATCAGGCGGTCCGTGAAGGTATCGAACGTCTATCAGGGCAGATCGACTTCTGGATCAGACAGGCATCCACACCCAGTGTACCAGGTGAGGGCGTAAGCAGAACATTCGAAATTTCTACCCAAGACTTCTTTACATTTCAATGCCCCCGGTGTAGCCGATGGACAGATTTGTCATTTCCCGAATGCTTAGTTATCACAACTGATGACGTTCGATCAAGGGATATTGAGAATTCTCATTTGATTTGTAAAGAATGCAAAGGCCGCATCGAACATTTAGAAAAGCCGGAAATCTTCGCAACGGCCAAGTGGGAACCCAAGTTCAAGGATCGTAACATCCGCGGTTTCAACATATCGCAGTTGTATTCTTGCACTCTCCACCCGTGGCGTCTAGCGGAAGCATACCTTTATTCGCTGTCAAATCAGGCCGACGAACAGGTATTTTATAATTCGAAACTCGGACTCGCCCACTGTGTAGAAGGCGCCTCGATCAATGAGGAGCATATCAAGGCTGCTATGGCTCCATACCCTAATAGAGATAAGGCCAAGTCTAGCATAGTCACGATGGGCATCGACGTTGGTAAAGATATCCATTTCAAGTTCATAGAGTACAAGTTTCACCCTCGTGCAACTGATCCTAATTCAGATGCCGAGGCTCGTGTATTGTATTACGACAAGATCCCTGCTGGTGAACCCGGTTTTCCCGAACTCCACCAATTCGTCCGTGAGTATAACCCAATAGCGATTTGCATCGATATCGCGCCTGAACGAATATCTTCGGAAAAGTTCGTTAAGCAATATCCAGGACGCGCATTCACGGTGAACTACAATGAACAGACCGCAGGTAGATCACTTGCACAAGGTGCGGAATTACACAATTTAACGGTAAATCGCACCTTTTGGATTGATCAATACCTTGGAAGATACTCAAATAAGACAATCAAGATCCCCGCTCACGTGACCGAGGAACTTCGCGTGCATCTCAAAAGTCTTAAAAAGATGTACGAAAAAGACCGTAATGGCGAAGTAATCGCCCGATATATCAAAGCAGAAGGGCGTACAGATTTGGCGCATTGTGGAGTTTATTGCGAAATAGCCCTACGAAAAGCGTTCGAATCTGGCTATCTCGGTAACATAAAGGTTGTCATATGAATGCACACCCAAGTATAAAAACAGACATACATAAGCGCTGGCGTCTGATTAAAGACGGCGGCGACGATTTTATCGACGAGTTCCTAACTCAACGTCTTTCAGAGGATCCAACGGATTTCTCCGCGCGTGCGGACCTTGCGTACGATCCCGCGACAGCCTCATCCGCCGTGGACGACGTAATCAACTCAATGGCCGCCCGTCTCGACATCAATCGATCAGGCGGTTCTGATGAATATCAGAATTGCGTAGCAGGTCGTCTCGGTGGTGTGGATCGTGACGGCTCGTCAATGAATGATTTTATCATTCGTAACACACTGCCTGAACTTTGCTACATGCAGAAAGTTTGTTGGGTTGTTCAGAACTTCACCGATCCCAATGATACCCGTAAATTCCCTTGGATCAAGCAATATACGGCTGAGGAAGTTTTCAACTGGACATATAAAGACGGTAAGCTAATTGCACTTGCTCTCAAGTACAAAGCTCAAAGTCTAAATCCAGATACCGGTTTTGCCAATGATTCGGAAATCGATGTCGTCCGTGTATTTCGACTTCTCGAAGGCCGCGTGGAAACATGGCTTCAAACGCCTGACGATCAGGAACTCGACGTAAATACATTGCAAGCCGGTAGCTCCCGTCAATTCATAGAAATCGACGAAATTCCGGCATTCATATTTGCACTACCAATTGGTCTTCTTACGAAGATCGATAAGATGCAAATCGCTGCTCTCAACTTAGAGAGCGCGGACGTGGATTGGCTACGGACCGGTAATAAAACGATCTACGTCGAACAGGGCATGGGTTTCCATCCAGCTATGATTACGAAGGCTGAGGACGGAACCGTCGAAGAAGACAAGGTCGAGATCAAACTCGGCACCAATAGTGGTCGAATGTACGGGCAAGGAATGGCGCAGCCTGCGTTCATCAACCCGTCAGCCGATCCGCTTCGTGCCAGTATGGAAAAGCAGAATCATATCAACAATCGAGTCAAAGATATTCTCAAGACTACACTCAGTGATATGAAACTTGCATCAGCAGATGCTCTTAGTATCATGGGTCAGGGTATGGAATCCGGTCTCTACGGAATTGGTACTGTGCTTCTGATCGGTGAACTTGCTTTTGCTCGAATCTTCCATAAGTATCTAAATCGCGGTGAGGTCGAAGTTACGGTAGCTTATCCGAAAAAGTACGAGCTTCGTACTGAGGAAGATCGAATCAACAAGTCTGAAAAGATTAAGACGATCTCTCAAACTTTCGGCTCAAATACTGCAAAGAAATACCTCGAATTGCAGGCCGTGTATACGCTTCTCGACGGTAAAATTCCGTTTGAAGAACTCAAAAAGATCGAGTCTGAAATCTTGAATTCCGAGTTCTGTATCTACGATCCAGTAACTATCGAATCTCTCGTGCAGGCTGGGATCATTAGTCGTTCACTTGCTGGCACCAGTATTGGCGCACCTGAGAATGACTCCGAAGCCGCGGAAGCGGAGCATATTCGCAGAATCGTTGCTGTTCAAGTAGCGCAAACTAGCGGGACAGGTTCATTGAACCCTGATCCCAATCTGACAGAAGATGTCAGGAAGGAGGCCGCACTTGAAGTACGTGACTCTGGAATCGGCTGAAATATATTTTAACACACGTATCGGAAGTGATCCTTGGGATAATACTTCTGATCGAGTGCGTGAAAAAGCATTGAACCACGCAGAAAGGATTTTCGAACGCCTTAGCTATAAGGATGTTGAAGTCACTGCTGGTGATATATTTCCGAGAGGAACGCAGACCGAAGTGCCTGCGCGAGTCAAGGAAGCTATCTATGAAGAAGCCTTGAGTCTAATTCAAGGTAACAAAACTGAAACGGAGTTGTCAGACCTGCACGTCACTTCGTCTTCTCTCGCAGGGTTCCAAACAAGCGTCAACGAAAAGACTGATCGTCCTTGGGTAACAGCACAAATTACATCCCCCGATGCGTGGATGCTGATCGCGCCTTATCTTTTGGATACTCGATCTTTCCGAACTGTCGCGTAAAGAAAGGTAATTCAAAATGCATTATTTTATTTACGGTTACGAAGATGTCGATCCCACTCCATCCACTCAGGCTGATGACAATCCTAAGACTTACACCCAGGACGATCTCAACCGCGTAGACAAAAAGAATCGAGTCCGTGCCGAAGCTGCTGAAAAAGAACTTCAAGCTGCCAAAGAGCTTCTGAGCCAGATTCAACAGCAGCATACAATGACTGAGACTGAGAAAGCTGAACTTGCTCAAAAGCTCGAACAGCTTGAACAGGCCAAAATGTCTGAACAAGAACGTCGCGAACACGAGCAGAACAAACTTAAGAAGGCTTTCGAAGAGCAGGTCAATGGCTATGCTCAGAAGTTGGCCGAAGTTACTCGTAATCGTGACGAACTAATTGTTACTCGCCAGATCAAAGACCTTGCATTGTCCGGTGTGATTACAGCGGCAGATGGTACCGGTGAACAGGTGCTTGCTGTACTTCAACATCGTTGCGAAGTCGGAGAAGATGGAGAGGTTGTCGTCAAGAATTTCGAATACACCGAAGATGATAAGGTCTTTAAGGGCGATCTTCCTGTTGCCGAAGCTATTGAGAAAATGAAGGCCATGAAGAAGTGGGCTAACTTCTGGCGCGATCCTGCGCGTCCTGGATTTAGTGATGCCATCTCTTCTGGCGGCAAACCGGGTGAGTTCAAAATCTCCGATATTGAGTCTTACATCAAAGCAAAAGCCAAAGGTGAAATTCCTTGGCTAAAGAAGGACTAGTAAATGAACTACTTTATTTTCGGTTACGCTAACAGCGTTTCTGACCTCACCGCTGAAAAGATCGCTTTCGAAGGTCTTGCCATTCTCGTTGAGACCCCCGTTCTGTCTGGCTACGTTGCCACCGACTTCCAGAATCAGGTTGCTGATCCTGGCGACGTGGTGCGTGCTCCGTACCCGGTGGAAATGACCGCCAATCGTATTCCCGAAGGTAGCTCCGCCACCGTCAACAACCTGACGACTGGTAGCCACCTTGTCACGCTGAATCAGCACATCTCTCAAGCGTTTTCCATCGGCGATCGCGAGCAGCAGCGCTCCTTTGTTGAGATCAGCGAATTCTTCATTGCCCCGGCTGTACGTTCCATGGCTAACATGGCTAACGACATCATCCAGGGTGAGAAGTATCGCTCTTACAAGAGCACAGTTGGCAAGATCGGCACGGCCCTTGCTTACACTGACATCCTGTCCGCCGGTAAGCTCCAGACCAAGGCCAACGTTCCCGCGATCGGCCGCAACATGTTCATCGGTGCTGACGCCGGTGCCGACATCCGCAACATGGATAAGTTCGTTGACAACGTGTCTTCGACCGATCCTAGCCTCGTCCGCATGGGCGCAATAGGCGCGATCAATGGTTACATGGTTCATGAGACCAACAGCTTCTCCAGCGTTGATGCCAGCACTCGTGTAACGGGCGCTGTGAATAGCGCGGTCATGGTGAAGGGCACCACGTCTGTTACTGTTGACGGGTTCTCCGCCGCTATCACTACCGGCAGCTGGTGCACGATCGACGGTGTTCCCTACCGCATCACCGGCACGACCGGTGGCGCTACGCCCACTGTGATTGCTATCGAAAGCCCCGGCCTTCGTGATGCTGTTGCTGACAACGCTGTCGTGTACGTGTACACGCCTTCTGCTGTTAACGGTGGTACGTATGCTGTTGGGTATGAAGGCGCGATCGGCTGGGATGGCGCTGTCACCCCGAAGATCGGGCAGGGCGTCACCTTCGGTACCGACGGCGACCCTTACAGCATTATCGCTGTGTCTAGCACCGAAATCTGGCTCAACCGCCCTGTTGACGTAGCTATTGCCGATAATGCCTCCATCTTCCTGATGCCTGCCGGCAACTTCGGTCTCGGTCTTTACCGCAACTCGATCCAGTTGGTTAACCGCCCGCTGGCTCTGCCCCGTGCCAATCAGGGTGTTGACGCTTACGTCGCCTCTGGCATGGGTTGGTCCATCCGCGTGATGTCCAGCTATGACATCCTCGCGAAGAAAACTACCTACGCCATGGACTTTATCATGGGTATTGCCACTATTGACGAAAACGCCAACGTTATCGTTCTGGGGTAATCATTTATGAACTACTTTATCTTCGGTTATGTCGAAACGGTTCTTACTGAATCCGTAGCACTTGAGACTAACGCCCCTGTCTCTGCCCTCGCGGATTATGATCCTGCCGACAATGATACTGGTGCAGCCGCTGCTGGTCAGATCTACTGGAACGATCTTGATACCGTAAACGGTAATTCGTTCACGTATGCTGCTCAGAAGTTCTGCATCATCAACAATGTTGACGGATCTAACTCCTGCACTGTGACCTTCGCCACTAAAGATGGCACGGAAAAGGGCTTTACCAAGACTTACGCCAATATGGCTGTTGTCGTGGCTGCGGGTAAGACCGCGATCACTCCGCGGTTCAGCAGCCTCTTTAACGACGGCGGTAAGGTCAAGATGGCAATCACTGGTACTGGCGCAGCGGCCACTAAGATCGCTGTTCTAGAAATGGCCTAAGATGCGATTCGGGACGGTATTCAAAAATCACGGCAGGTTCATTTATAAGGTAGTTCGCTACATAGGTGATCTTGACCTAGAGACAGGTGTCCGTCCTAAGAGTTATAAATACGAAAGAGTACGGGCTCTAGTTGGAATTAAGAATTTTGGCTTACAGATGCACTTGCATTTGGACGAGACAATGGTAGTACTTCCATCAGAAGCCAGCCTCGTAGTTATAGACGAAAACGCATACACATTGAATCTGTTGCAGTCTTTCGAAGGCTGTTTCATTTACAAGAAGGACAAGGTGTTGGGCGATGAGTTTGAATCCATTGTGGGTAGTTGTCCACCAGAAGGCAGCAACTAAGCACTTCAACACCTATGATTTTTTCGGAGTACCTTGGGAGTGGGATGAAGCTCTCGATGGCGAGAAGTTATCTATGACTTTTCTAGAGCCATCGGCAATGCGCCTAAACAGCGAGGAGCATCAGATCACTTTTAAAGTGAGAATCGTATGCACGATCTCCACGGAAGGCCTGTATGACTTAGGTAGTCTTGCAGGATCGGCCGCGACTTCTCTTCTCGACCCAATCATCGATGACGATGTGTGTGTACAGCCTGTTCTGGAAAAAATTGATATTAAATTGTTTGATTTCAAACATGGCTATAAACAGGCCTTGATGGAACAAATCTATACATCAAGGTTACGAGGCTAACTATGTACTTTATTTTCGGTTATTTCGATGCGGATGCTCCTATTGAGCTTCGTAACGTCACCATGACGATCCAAGATGGTGCGTCTGCCGAGGTAGTCTTTACTTTCGATGCTGGTGACTTTCAGTTCACTAAGAGCCGCGAATGGAACTATCGCCCGAATCGCGGGCGTCTTGGCGCAGCCAACGGCGCATCCGTCACCCTCGGTGACGATCAACCCATGGCCCTTAGTTTTCAGGGCCGTTACTCGCGCTACTCCAGTGCGACCGACACTAAGCCGCAGGAAATTCTTACTAACGATAGCGGTGATTTCACCTCTACCGATACGCAGACTTGCGCGACATATGCGTGCAACATCCTGCTTGAGAATCTTCCTTCCTGCGGTGATGGGGAAACTCTTCTGTTCCCCGATTTCCGTATTGATGAAGAGCAGTATGGTATCCGTGATGGACAGGTGTCCTTCACTGGCCGCTGCAATGCCACCCAGCCAGAGGTCGTAGCCTAATGCTAATTAATGGTCAAAAAATCAATGCACCTTTTCGCCGTGAAATTCGATTTCCTCGCGTAGAAGGAGACATTGTATTTACGGCCCAAGCCGTAGCTTGTAGTGATGAATTCGATCAGCTTTGCCCCGAGATCGAACCCAAGGTGGAGCGCGATCTAAACGGTAATGTTACCAGAGTGCTTCATGACGATCCTGCATACATCAAAAAGTTCCGTGAACGTGGCGTTAAGAAGTTCGACTTTCAAGTTCTGAAATGTCTTGTTGACGTTACGTGGGAAACTGTTGATCTTAAGGATCCTGAAAGTTGGAAAAACTGGCGCAACGAAGCACGTGAAATTGGGTTGTCCGACATCGAGATCATGGTCATGTTGAACAAGATCGTCGAATGTCTCAACCCCACCCAGGAAGTCGTCGAAGAGGCTAGAAAAAGTTTTTTAGCTCAAAAGGACCAAAAAGTAAGTTAAGGCCGCCGCCACTTCCTAAGTACAGGACTCTCAAGTATCTAGTCTTTAGAGCTTGCGAGAGATTCTCAATTAAGCCCTGGCTGTGGGACGACCTTGATGTCACAACACAGGCAGGGCTTTTGGCTTATGAAGAAATCAGGCAGCGTGAAGAGAGTCCAGATGAGGACCAACTTAAGCGTAAAAAAGTTTGATACAGACTTTACGCGAAAGTTCTTCGAATCTGAATGTAAAAGAATCTTCCAAGCGGCAGCCATTGAGTTTGTGCAGATGGCTGCCGCTCATGTGCCTACTTTAACGGGTCAGGCTCGCGCCGCACTTATAAATATTGCTAAGTCTATTGGCGTTGACCCTGGAGTTGGACTTTTTGATCCGCCAGTTTCGTTATACGAGAATCAATTGATTGGCCTTGTGCTCGCTGGCAATACGCCAGCGCGTGGTAAAACACTAGGCCGATCAGAAATAAGAAACAACGCAAAGTCTGTCACGTGGACTATTTACTTGGATGTTACAGCAGCCCACAATGGGTTTGAATATTTCACCTATTGGGATAATACAACCTGGCATTCTATGGATGAAGCTAGGAAGTCTGCTTTACGATATATAGACAACCATTTTACAGATGCTGTCACAGTGAGGGTTAAATAATGGCAGGTGAATTCGATTATAACGTAGTTATTCGAGGTATCGAAGCTGCCATTGCTGGACTCGGAAAACTTAATAAGGCTCTTGGGCTTGGTGAAGACAAAGCTGAAAAGCACGCTGGCGCTATGGATGCACTTGGCGATCAGATTGCCGAGGTCGCCCGTCTATTCGGCACGCAGGAAGCTAAGGCTAAGACCCTCTTCAATGCATTGACCGAAGGCGCAAATAGCGTCGAGGAAGCAATGCTTGGCGTTGTAGCCATTGAAAAGACTTTCAACAACTCTCTTGCACAAACTGGCGATAAAGAAAAAGCCGCTACCACCGCGATCAAAAAAGGCAACAAGATCCTTAAGGATCGTACAACCGCCCGCCAAGAACAAGTCAGAGTCGAAGAGCAGTATCAAGCCGCCATCGAAGAATCAGCAAATGTTGAATCTAAGAAGAAACCCTCTTTTACTGGAAAGCCGCAGGATATCACTCAGGCTCTCACAAAAGTTTCTAATCAAGATTCTCTTGAAATTTCTTCGGCTGCTGCTCAAGCCCAGATCAATGAAATTAATAAAGCTAATGAAGCAATTTCTGCAGAAGAAAATGCCCGTCGCCAAATTCGTGAATATAATCTTGCTCTTGATGAAAAACTTGATCAAGAGGCGTTGGACAATGCCACTGCGTATTATGATAGCCTTGAGAAAGCTACACAGCAAGCCAAAGCTCGTGAGGAAGAAGAACTATCAAGAACACGTGGTGCAAATGAGAAAGCCTTTGATTCTGAAGCCTTGTCCAGAGCTAATTCTTATTATGATTCTTTAGTAGAGAATCTAGATAAAGTTGCTAAGGAAGAGGAAGCTGCCAGGCAGAAAAAAGTTAAGTCCGAAGAAAAGGTAGCTGATGAACTTACGGATAATGCTTGGAAAAGATCTGAAGACGAACTAAAAGCTGAGGAAGCTGTATTTCAAAAGAAACTCAAGGATGCTCGCGCATACTTGCAGTTCCAGCAGGATCTCGAAGATGGCCTAACAAAGAAGCAAGTAAGTAATATTTCCGGCGAGAAAGCTGGAAGCATTGATCGTGGCGCATCTGTTGTTCTTGAGGCCGAGGCCGACGCACATTCTCGTCTTGCTAAAGAAATCGAGACTGAACGCGTAGCTATCAAAAAAGCTTCTGACGCTAAGAAAGAATATATCGATCGAGCCACTGCTGCTGATGCCAAAGTAAAAGAATTTACACTTTCATGGCAGACTATGGGGCGTATCATTGTTGCTCAAGCATTTAATGAAGCCTTCTTTGCTATCCAGAACGGTATTCGCAGCGCGGTCACAGAGGCCGAAGAACTCTACAAGGCTGTTGCCGAAGTACAGACTATCGTAAGTCAATCTGCTCGCGGCGTGTCTAATTATTTCGGTGCTGTGGAAGAGGTACTCCGCACTTCGAGTGAGATTAACTTTACTCCACAGGATACTGCCAATGCTTTCTATGAAACACTGTCTAATCAAATTGGTGACAATGTAACGCAGATCAGAGCATTCATCGGTGAAGCTGGTAATCTAGGTAAAGTAACTCGTTCCACGCTTGCTGATTCTGCAGATGCGATCACGGCCGTAATTAACTCTTATAGTCTGAGTGTTTCTGATGCAGCAGAAATTTCTGCCGAACTGTTTACCCTTGTTGACCAAGGTCGAGTTAAGCTCGAAGAGGTCGCCAATCACATGGGCAACGTATCGGTACCCGCTTCGCAGCTTGGTGTTGATTTCAAAAATGTGGTAGCTGCTCTATCTGCGATCTCTATCGCTGGTATCCCTGCTCGTGAAGCTATGACGTTGCAACGTAACGTCATGTTTAAGCTTATCGACCCTACTGAGAAAATGACTGAATTGTTTTCCAAATGGGGTGTGAGCAGTGCACAAGCGGCTATTGCAGCTTTTGGTTTCCAGGGAGTTATTCAAAGACTAGCTGTCGAGGCAGAAAAAGGCAATGAAGAGATTGCCGCTTTGATGGGAACGATCCGAGGTACTCGTGGTATCTTAGGGTTGACCGGCGAAAATTTCGAAAAATACATGGGCGCCCTTGAAGCTGCAAACAAAGCCACAGAAACATATAGTAAGACTGTGAACGAATATCTTTCAAACCCTGGCGAGCGCTTCGCCAAATTGCAGCAAGAGATTTCAAATGAATTTCTTCGAATGGGTTTGCGTATTGTTAATTTGGTTGCAAGTATAGACTCTTTTTTTAGAAGTGTTGAAACAGGCGAGTCTCCAATAGCAACTCTTATTGGAGGCTTATCTAAATTCGCTTTAGTTGGTGGTGCTGCCGCTGCAACATTTTTAATCATTGCTTCTGCTATTGGAGCTCTTTCAGCGGCAGCTTTAGCAGTTCCAGCAGCAATGGCTGGCGCAGTATATGCTGTAGCAGGATTAGCTGCTGTTGTGGTTGGCGGTATAGTAGGGTTTGCAGCGTTTGGAAAGACCGCAGAAGAAACATTTGCAAGTATTCAAGCAGATGCATCTAAGATGAATAAGGATGTTTCTAAATCGTTTGAACAAGGAATTATTGGAGCTCTTGATCAAACCGCCGAAGATTCATTTAAAAAGTCACAGGCTGCACTGGCAAACATTGCGAATACAATCGCAGACATCAATATAGCAGCTAAGCAACAGGACGCAAAGGCCGCCCTTGACGATCTAGCGTCAGGGCTTGATCATTTAATACGTGCTTTTGGTGGCAGCGATGTTGATCAGAAATTGATTCATATCTTTTCTTCTGCTCAGGATGTTGCTGATCTTTATGGAGACTCTGCTAATTGGACCACAGATGGCATCGATAAGGTGATCGATGCACATGATCGTGAAGCGAAAGCTATTCAAAGAAAGATAGACAAGCTGCAAGAACAAAGAAATAAGATCATGGATGTCGCAGCTGCTAACCGTATCGGTTTGGCTGAAAGCATTACGGAAAGAAATATCAACAATATGCCGTTTGATATTTTCGATCCTCACGCCAAAGGGCGGGCGCAGCTTCAAGCTGCTCAAGGTGCTGCTAATGCGGCTGCAAACGCTGCAACGCCTGAAGAATCCGAAAGATTGTTTCAGGTGGCTCAGAAGTTCTTAGCTGATGCGGAGCGTACAGCGTACGAAACTGGTGCTTTCGGAACGATTGAGAATCACACCCAATTCTTTAATCAACAGCAGTCTGAGCTTGTAGCAATGCAAGAACGTCGTTTGCAAGCTGAAGATCAGTATATTAAAAAGCAGCAAGAGTCGCTTGATCAACAAAAGCAATATCACCAACAGCAACAGCAAATTGGGCAGACTGAGGTCGATCGAAGGCATGAGCTTGAAGAACAGTTCAAACTTGAAAAAGCATTCCTTGATGAATATAAACGCATCAAGGATCAAATTATCAAGGATGATCAGCTATCTCCTGATCAACGTGTAGCAAAAATTGGCGAACTTAATGCTCAGACTCAAGCAGGGCTTGATAAGATTGGAGCTTCAGACTTTACAAGACAACAGTTTGCTTCTGAATTGGACAAGAACTCTGCACAGATAGCTGCTGATACTTTAGGCCAGGTCGAAGAAAATCTAACCAAAGAACGTCAACGTGCGATCGAAGTTACAAAAAATGCTAAGCAAGCCGCCGAGGAGTACGGTGACACTCTTGAAGATATATCCGCTAAGATCGGTACCGCTGTCGGGCTCTTGAATGAAAAAACAAAAACTGAAGTTTTTCCCTCAGATCCAAGCCAAATGCCCCAGTATATTAACGATCCCCGCGTTGAAAAACTTCAAGCAGACTATAATGCATTAATTGCTGCATCTAAGAATCAAGCTAACCCACTGCCAATCGAACAGTTCGAAGCCGGTCTTGCTGATATTTATAATCGAGCAAATCAGCTTTCTATTGAAACTGGCGATACGATGATCGCTGCGCAGATTCAAGCAGCTTATGATCAGATCGAACTTTCTAATATGCAGCGTGCCGCCGCCGAAGGGCTAACATTTCAAGCCAACAACGCAGCAGCAGGTCTCGATGCTTTGACACAAGCAGTTAATAGAACAATCAATATGCTTAACACTCCTCAAGGAATGCCTGGCCCTGTTTATTACGCCAAGGGCGGCCCTGTAGGTACAGACACTGTGCCTGCTTGGTTAAGCCCCGGTGAGTTTGTTGTGAATGCTAGGGCTACGCGTAGCAACTTTAGTTGGCTGCAAGCGATCAACACACACGGTAACGCTTCACGCTTCGCAAATGGCGGCCCCGTGAGTCAGAGTCAAAGTTTCGTCAACAATTTCAATGTAACTTCAAG